AGGTCGTCTTCGGCGGTCATGCTGCTCTCCTGCGAGGTGTGACGGTGACGGCCTGCACCCTGGCGCCGATGAAGCGATCCAAGCGCAGGCCCCACGATCGGTAGTCGTCCATGCGACCGCCGCGTCCCGGCTGCGGCTTGAGCTGGTCCCACCAGGTGCCGACCAGTGGTTCGAGCCTGGCCACGGCAGCTTCGAACTGGCGGGCTATCGTGCCCGGACTGGTGGCCGTCTCTGGGTCGGTGTGGATCTGCCGACAGGCGTTGATCTCGTCGGTGACACAGGCCCAGTCGGTCAAGGCCTGCGTGATGCGTGGCCAGTCGCTCGGGTTGGCAGCGTAGTGGTAGGCGCAAACGCCAGTGAGCTGCCCCGGGTTGTCGAATATCGCACCGGGCATCGGGCAGCCGTGGCCGGAGCATCGGTAGGTGCGCACGACCGGGGTGTGCGGGATGGCATCAGCCAACGACTTATCGGGCTTGGCGAAGGTCATTTGTCGTACTTCCCATCGATGATTTTTTGGAAGTTGGCGGCCTTGCAAACCCACTCCAGATCGGGGCGCCAGTTGCGGTTGTCACCGAACCCATGCGGTAGCCGGGTGTCATTGGCGATGTAGTCGAAAAACGAGTCCCACCAGGCGATGCCGTCGGCCTCGGTGGCGTAACCCTTGGGGCTGTACGCGCTGGGTTTGGCGGCCTGTTGCCAACGATGGCGCATGACGTCGCGCCGGTTTCCCTCCCACACCCTGGGCTGAGTGAGCTGTGGCAGGTGCTTTCCCCACAGCCGCAGCAACTCGCGATGTGGGCAGTCCGGAAGTCCTGGCTGTGGTGGCGGCTCTCCGGTCAGGTCCGCATCGGCCGAAGGCTCGATCGGACAACCTGCGGCAGCAGGTGGTATTGAATCCTGCTCCTGCTCCTGCTCCTGCTCCTGCTCCTGCTCCTGCTCCTGCTCCTGGCTTCGAAGGGGCTTCGAAGGGGCTTGAAAAGATTGCGGGATATCTGCGGAATTTGATCGCTTGCGGGTCAGGTGGAAGGCATCAGCGTACCGCGTGAACCACGCCTCGAGGAACGGGCACCGTGGCAAGGCGTCATAGTCCTTCTGGATGCCCTGACAACGCTTGTCTGTCGCCTTGAGTTCATCGGAAATCTGCCACGCCGCCATCTCGTGAACAAACACCATTTCAGTGTCTGCGTCATAGCTGCAGAATCCGCATTCGATACAGTCCTGAAGCCCCTTGGATGCCCCTTCCGTGCCAAGCCCAGTCTCGTGGGCCATGTACAAAAGTGGCTGGTAGTACAGCCCGAGCATGTTGGAGCCAGGCGCGCTCACCAGATACAGAGCCACGATGACCCCTTCGGAGCCCCTTCGGCGCAGTGCTTTGCCGGTGTCGCCGGTCCAGAAAGTCGGCGCCAGCTTGGCGTAATCCCTCATGACGCACCCCCATTGCAGGGGTGCGCCGTATCAACCGCTAGTTTTGCGCAGCTAGACCCAGCAACGCGTTCCCTACCTCCGAGGCGCACTCTCTCGGAAATGTCACGTCGTTGATCTCCACCCTTTGCATGTCGTCCGACATCGAGGAAACTGTGATGACTACGTCGCCGTGCTCTGAAATGTGAACTGAGATCTGCGGCCTGGGCGTGATAACCAGGACATCTTTTTCTGGCATTGCTGCTCCTTGTTGATTGAGGGGATGCAATGGTAGCCCCCACGTGGTGCTCGTAGTAGTTCACGCCGACACCTCCGCGAACAGATCACGCCGCGATCGCTGCAGAGCGGCGCTGCAGGCTGGGTTGATCCACACGACCTCGGTGCGCACAGATGTGCCACGGCCACCAGAGATCCGCGCCGCGGTCGTGAACGTCTCCCAGCCAGCCAGGCGGTCGTCGTAGAACGTGCCCGGATACCCGCTCAGCACCACCATGCCATCCAGCTCGAGCAGCGCGTCGAGCAGCTGGCCTTGGCCGACGTCATCCAGTTCGTGCCTGTACACACCCTTGTTGCGCATGTGCCTTGTGGCGTGCACGTACGGCGGATCGACGAAATGCAGCGTGTCGTGGCCGTCGTGGTCCCGCATCACTGCGATCGCGTCGCGGTTCTCGATCAGCACGCCGGAGAAGCGTTCGCCAATTGCACCCAGCGCGTCCGGGTAATCGGCCCAGTTGTGCTGCGCCGTGCCGTACTTCCGGCGCGTGTCTGTGCGGAACCCGGTCGTGGCCTTGGTGGCGCCAGCGGATCCGAAGCCCATCGCGGCGCGAATGCATGTGCGCCTGGCGCGCTCGAGCTGGTCATCGGTGTGTTCGTAGGCCAGGTCAAATTCATCGCGCGCGTACGGCGTCAACCGGCAGGCCTGAATCAGATCTTCACGCAACACCGGATCTCGCAGGACGCGAAAGAAGTTCACGATGTCGCCATCCAGGTCGTTGTAGACCTCGGCGTACACCCGAGCCTTGCGCAGCAGCACGCCAGCGGCGCCGCCGAACGGCTCCACATAGCATCCATGCGGCGGGAAGAACTGCTGTATCCACGGAGCCAGCCGAAACTTGCCACCGTGGTACCGCAGCGCGGGCCTGGTGATGGCGGTCATCTCGAGGCCCCCTTGCGCCGCTTCACGTACACATCCAGGCGCCGGTTCGACTCCGCGATCGCAGCCTGACCCTTCTCGGTCATGGTCAGCGACTGGTGCGCCTTGGCTCGGCCCAGCTCCTGCTTGGTGGCGAACACGGTTGGCGTGTCCTCATGGATGCGGCCGAAGGCGTTGACGATCTGCGCCGGTTTGGGGCGGTGGAACTGGCCGGCGCTCATGACGGAACCCCATCCCAGGTGCGGCCATCGAGCATGCGGCCGGCGGCTTTCTTGCCCATGCGCACCGACCAGACGCCATACTCATGGACTACGTCGCCATTGCGCGCGAAACCTTCAGACGCCGGCCCATATTCGCCCCACTGCTTAAACATGAACGGCACGCCGGCGGCCTGGCACTGGTCGCGCAGGCTGCGTGCCCAGTCGGGATGCATCGGGCGGGCGTTGGGGCCGCTCTCGCCGCCGACGATGACCCAGTCAATAGCGTTGCCGACACCGGTGTAGTCGCACTTCTTGCAGCACTCACGGGCGCCGGTTTCCGGGTCCATCACGATGTCGTCGGACCAGTTTTCGCACATCAACCCGAGATCCACTGGCCCGAGCAACGGCTCCATACTCAGGAACCGCACGCGCGCCGGCACCGCCAGCAGCTTCGTGATGTCGCGGTCGGCTTCTTCCGGATTGACGATTGTGGCGCCCAGCCACAGGTTGTCCGGCGGGCCGTCAAGGAACATCTCGCCAAGCATCTCGCCGGCGTTGCCGATCCGTTTCGTGAGCAGCAGCCAGTCGAGGTTCGGTGTGCTCAGGATCACCGTGGCCAGGTCATCGCGCCATTCGCGGTCCACCGCGTTGTCGAACACGTCGGCCAGGGACGCGCAGAACACGCGCTGCCGTCGCCCGTGCGCGGCGAGGAATGCCTCGTGGTTCGCGTTCCAGGCCAGCGGCTTGCGCCAGTTCGCCTCGCTTGTGCGCCGGCGTGGCGCACCCGGCCCCCAATTGATGGCCTGGCCGCCGGCGAACCGTGCATTTCGGTGCTCCGCGTAGCAGTGGTCGCAGCCCGGGCCGACCTTCTGGCAACCCTCCCACGGATTAAACGTGTGGTCGGCCCATTCGATTTTGGTGTTTGCGCTCATGACACCTCGGCCTTTCCTGCCCCAGTTCTGACCGTTGACCGGAAGTGCTCGACGAGCGACGCTTCGGCCATGTCGGCGCCATGGAACTTCTCGATCAGCATGTTTCGCACGATCTCGGCCTCGGTCGAGCCGGTGTGCGCGGCGTGCATGCGAAGCAGCCGATCGGTCTCGGCCGGGATAGTGGTCTTGACCGGCTCAGTGCACTTTCCCCAAGGGGTCAGCATCGGGGGGCGTGAGGGCTGTCCCATATCAGGCTGCCGCTTTCGCTTCGGATGCGGGCACGGCCGGCGCGCCCTCGGCGCCGATCAGCTCGGGCCAGTAGAACCCATACTTCTCCGGCCACCGTTGCTTTCGAGTAAACCGCCCTTCGGAGCGGATCTCAATCTGGGCCGCCAAGTCTCGAAGTCGACCTTCTGGAATTCCGGTCTCAAGCCAACCGTGCACGCTCGGCGGCTTGATGTCGAGCATTCGAGCCACAGCCGTGACTCCGCCCAGCATCTCAATGATTTCTTTATCAGTCATGGCGGCATGTTAGGTATTCCTTAGATCATTGTCAATAGGGAATCCTTACAAGAGCTGCATTAGTCTGCGCTAATGAAAACGACGCTCGCAGAACGACTAGCAGAGGCCATGCGGGGACCGCCGCCTGTGAGCGCCGCGGACTTGGCTCGGGCGTGCAAGGTAAAACCACCTTCGGTGAGCGACTGGCTTTCCGGCAAATCCAAGTCGATGGAAGCAAGCAACTTGCTGACGGCCGCGAAGCTGTGCAAAGTCAGCGCAAACTGGCTCTGCTTCGGCGTCGGATCAAAGAGCGCAGAAACGGAGTGGCGCTTCGAACTGGTTGACGAAGAAAGATATGAAGCCCTGAGCGTTTTCGCGAAGGGGGCCGTCCAGACGCGCATGATGGACGAGATCGAGGCCCAGGAGAGGAAGTCCTTGAAGGGAAACGGGACCGAGGGGTAGCCCCTCGCCTGTACCTCGTGCAATCGAAGCTGTTTTGACCTCCCATGCGCAGCGAGAAGAGTTACTGGATCGTTGCCGCCATTGTCGCTGTCGTAGTGGCTGCATGGGCCTGGGATGCCGCCAAGACGCGCACGGTCAAGGAGTCAGCCGATCGGCGTGCGCAAAGGTCCGCGCTTGATGAGAATGCGCAGCGGCAATTGCAGGCCGGCCCAACAACAAGGGGGTGGGCTACGCCGCATGGCAATCTGGTCGAGATTCGGCTGCCGGTAGATCGCTACGGGGTCGGAGTCGTCGAGATCCAGCGTTGCATCGTATGGCGCGATGGATCGACAGGAACATCCTCGATGCATTGCGACCCTGACGGCATCCCGGCCGAGTAAGCCAATGAAATTCTTCGTGCCATATGCCGCCGATCAGGCGCAAGCCGAGCGCGCCTATGGCGCCTTCGTGCAAATGGCAACTACCTACCCGCTTGCGCATCCGACTGCGCGGCCATGCTCGATTCGCTTTGAGCACAACGGTCGTGTGCATAGTGCATCGGTGGGAGATACGATTTCTGACTGGCCCCAGCCCATCGGCGTAGTGCTTGGCATAGTCGAAACCACTGGTGATGCACGCATTCACACAGTTCTAAGAGGAGGTCGCTACGACTTGCCCGTTCTCGTCGGGCGGCCGTCCATACTGACTCTTGCCTACTTCGACGATTTTCCCCGCTCACCTTGACCAGTGTCCACAAGTAGCCCAGCGGTAACCGCATGATCTTCCTTTCTTTTGCGCCTCAGACGCGCCGCGTTGCACCATGAAAATGAGTGACCTGCAAAACGAACCCCGCTGGTACCGCTGGCTGGTCTACGCGATCGCGGGCGGCTTCATCGGCCTG